CTATACAACACTGACATATAGTGTCAAGTTTATTTTTACACTGAATGAAATAGTTTTTTTTATGTATATAAATCAGCTACTTACAAGCTATAATAATTGTATGTTTTGTTTGACAACTATATAAATTGTAATTTATTTAATTAAATCATATAGTTATAACTGTATGTTAGTTAACTATATGATATAACAGTATAAAATAGTGTTTTTATAGGTAGGCATAACGTTTTTTTAATTTATGTAATAAAACCACATAGTTATAGCCTATATTACCTATTATTATATTTTACTAGTGTGTAACGTGTTGGTTTTGTTATGTTTTTTATGTGTATACCTGTTAACTATGTGATATGTAAGGCTTTTTTAATATAGTGTAAACATAAGTATTACACTATATAATGAATTACTATAATATACCAGTTAACTATATGATATTACAGTATAAAGCCGTTTATATGTTTTAGGTGCTATGGTATACGTATTGCAACAAATGCTATGAGCGGCATTTTAAGCCTTTTTACGCCTATAACGCAAAGTAGTACTAAAATTATTTTATTATTTTAGTTATGTAAAACATAAATTTATTTTATATGTAAAACGTGACATATAGCAACAATAACAGCACCCAAAGTGATAATGATTATCATATAGTAATAATAATTGTTTGCCTTGATACCCTTGTTTTGACTAAGGGGGGTGCCGCCCCTGCCAGGAGAACTTTTTGTCGGCCCTCCGTGGTATTATAGTTGTTTTTGTCGGCCCTCCGTGGTATTATAGTTGTTTTTGTCGGCACCCCGTGGTATTATAGTTGTCTTTATGGAAACACCCGGAAACATCCCTTTTATGAGATTAATATTCACAGGATTTTCGTAGAAAAAGCCACCGTAGTAATTTAGGTGTCGTTTTTAACGTGACAGACTAAAAGTACAAGTATATGCTTTAGGGTATGAAGATCTCTACACGAATAAATGGCAGGGTTACATCTATCAATGTACGTAACTCTATATTAGCCCTGCATTTCATCATTACGGGGGAAGGTAACCCTCAAGATCATGCACTAGACACCTGTCACACCATCATTAGCCAATGGGACGGAACTACTGCTAAAGGTCTTAGTTCTTTTATCACCGATAAGATAATTGAAGATGTACTCAGTGCATCCCTTTCTGCCGAAGACTTAAAAGAGTTCAATCAAATCAAGGAGAGGTTCCAATATGGCAACTAGAAGAACATTAACCCGCAAGAATGGGAACGGCCTTTTAAGCAAAAGAGAACGCCTAAAAGAAACTTCTCAACATACAACTCATACGACTCACGTGACTGAACCTCCCAATATTAAAGTTCTTAAAAGATACCCGAAAGAAAAATGCACAAAAGAAGGATGTACCCGTAATGCTGTTGGTTCTGGGGATGTATGTAAACGCCATGGAGGGAACCCTGTTATAAAAGATAATCTTATGGAACTGGAAGAAATCCCTAACTCTAGATTAGTAACCTCATTGTACGACCCTGCTGTTCACCCGATGCAATACATTGAATTAAGCCGAACAGGGATGAGCGATGTTGAGATTGCTGCTGATATGGAAGTTGGAACAGGGACTCTACGTAACTGGAGCGAAAAGTTTAAAGAGTTCAATACTGCATACGAAATAGGACAAGCCCTGCACGAAGCGTGGTGGTTACAAGAGGGGAAAGCAAACCTTGATAACCGTGGATATAATACTGGATTGTTTAAGTTCTTAACTGGGAATAAACTTGGGTATAGCGATAAGATAGAAAGTAAGAACCTTAACGTTACCGCTGGGGTACTATTGGTTCCTGCTTCTATGTCTGAAAATGATTGGGAGAAAGCGATTGTACAACAGAAACAGAGTTAAGGCTAAAGGGAGGAAGGTACGGAACCTGACTAATGGGAAACTGTACACTACTAAGAAACAGAGTATCTCATCTGTACTTAGAAGTAAAAAAGCATTAGAAAGATTAGACTGTTCCCTGATGATGAAAGCTACTACAGCTAACAGTACCCCAGAAGTCATTACCCGCAGAGGTATTTCTTTTAGTAGATTCTTGAAGAATAACCCAGGATTTGGGTCACGAAGGATGCGCCAGTGTTACATTGATAATCCTGAGTTGCGAGAGGTACGGAGGGAAGCTATGAAGTGGATTCAGGATACGATGGGGCTTCCTACCACGGATCCTGATATGGCGAGGAAGGTTGCTTTTAAAATACGACACTTTAAAAATGGAGTGCAAGTAATCCGGTATGTTGACTGCGAGAGGGAACATTCTACTGGAGTCGTTAGGACTGGATAATGTTACAAAATACAGAAACTAACCAGAACATTGTTTGGCAGCCACATGCAGGGGCACAGGAAATATTCCTTCCATGTCCTGCTGATGAGGCATTAATCAGCGGAAATAGAGGTGGTGGGAAAACTGATGTTCTTTTAATGGATTTTTTGCAGCATGTAGGGCAAGGGTATGGTGCTGAGTGGAAAGGAGTTCTTTTTAGGGAAGAATATACACAATTAACAGATATTATCAATAAAAGTTATAAATGGATTCGTCAAATATTCCCAGGAGCTAAATATAACGGAAGTGAGCATAAATGGACGTTTCCTACCGGAGAAATACTGTATTTACGGTATATGAGGGTACCAAGTGATTATTGGAACTATCATGGGCATGAATATCCGTGGATTGGATGGGAAGAGCTTACAAATTGGGCTACTGACGAATGTTACAAAATAATGATGTCTTGTAATCGTAGTTCTAACCCTGATGTGCCTAGAAAGTACAGAGCTACTTGTAATCCTAGTGGTCCAGGCCATGGATGGGTAAAACAGCGATTCATTGATGCTATGCCATCATTGACTCTCTTTGTGGACCCTGTTACTGAAAAAACCCGTGCAAATATCCCTAGTTCTTTATCAGAAAACATAACTTTGCTAGAAGCTGATCCAGGTTACGAAAAAACTATATTAGCTGCTGCACAAGATGATCCTGCGAAATATAAAGCATGGATTCTAGGTGAATGGGACATCATTGCTGGTGGAGCCTTAACTGATGTATGGGAACCTAAACACCAGCAACTCCCAACATTTGAATTACCTAGAAGTTGGAATATTCACCGTAGTTTTGACTGGGGGTCTACAAAACCTTGGGCTGTCACTTATGGGGCAGAAGCTAATGGAGAACAGCCAGATTCTGCTTATGAATTACCTTATATTCCGGCAGGTTCGGTTATTATAGTAGATGAATTATATGGCTGGACAGGTAAAATAAATGAAGGTGATCAAGCAGTTTCTCAAGAAATTGCCGAGAGAGTACTTGCAAAAGATAAGGCACTTGAAGTAGAATACAATTGTAGGGTATATAGTGGGCCAGCCGATACTTCAATATATGAAGTAAGGGATGGATCAAGTATTGGTAGTAATATGGCTACACATGGGTGTCATTGGAAACGTGCTTATAAAGGGTCAGGTAGTAGAGTCGCAGGATTAGCATTGATACGACAAATGCTTGCTGCTGCTAAAAGACAAGACCTTGAATCACCTGGACTGTACTTTTTTGAAAGAGCTAGGCATCATATACGAACGTTCCCATTATTACAGTACGATGAAAAAAAGACAGAAGATATTGACACTACCCAGGAAGATCATGTATATGATAGTACTAGATACTTACTCACTAGAAAATTCACTAAAATGCAACGTAAAAAAGTTAGGCACTAAAGGGTTATTATGGAAAACGAAAATGCTAACGATATATTTTTAGGTAAACAACGTGTTATACATGGTTCTGATCCTTCTGTAAAACACCCTGATTATCAATTACAAGAAAGTGATTGGGATAGGATACGTGATTCAATTCAAAGTGAATCTGTTATAAAAAGTAAAAAAGAAAAATATCTCCCCCGACCTGCTGGAATGACAGGTGAGTTTGCCGATGCCTATGACGCATATTTAGATAGAGCTCATTATCCCCAAATATCTGCATATGCTTTGCAGGGTGCTTTGGGTGTTATTATAAATAAACTTCCTGAATTTAATGTTCCTCCTCAAATGGAATATATTTTAAAGGAAGCTACAAAAGATGGAAAAACCTTACAGCAATTGTTTATGGATATTGTTGTGGAAATTTTACTGACCGGTAGATGTCCTGTATTGATTGATATATCCCCTGAGACAAATCAATTCAAATTTGTACGGTACAGTGCAGAATCTTTTATCAATTGGAAAGAAGAAGTAATCCAATCAGAAAAAAACTTAGTACTAGGTGTTTTAAAAGAAAAAGTACCTAATACAGAGGATATTTTTTCTCATGATACCGTAGATGTTTATAGGGTGCTCTCATTAGATGATAGCGGTAACTATGTTTCTAACCTGTTTGATTCTTCTGGAGATGAACTGCCTAAAACGTTTACAGTTCCTTCTTATATGGGAAAAACGATAGATGAAATTCCTTTATTTGTTGCTGGCAGTATTAACAATAGTATAGATAATCAACCTATTCCGCTTTTATCCGTAGCGAATTGTTCAATCCAAATATATAGAAAAGAGGCTGATTTAGCCAATAGTGAGTACCTAAGCTGTAATCCTACCTTATGTATGGTTGGTGCTTCAAATGATGATGATTTACCTAATGTAGTAGGGTCATCTGTTATGATAGTACTTCCTGATCCTCAAGCACGTATTTTCTATACTGTAACAGATACGGCTGCCTTGAAACATGTTAAAACGCACATAGACGATCTTTACGAAGAAGCTATTCGGCATGGTGTTGCTATTCTTGATACTCGTAAAGGTGTTGAGTCTGCTGAAGCTTTACGTATCCGTCAAGCCACACAATCAGCTTCTATATATAGTATTTATCTTTCTGCCTTAAATGCGCTTACTAGTGGATTAAAACTAATATGTACTTGGGCTGGTTGGGATCCAGAGGAGGTTGTTACAGATGCACCATCTGCATTAACTTATGGAATCCCAGATTCAAATGTAATCAGGTCTATTATTGATGGTTTCGGTCAAAACGTAGTTCCACTCAGTGTTGTGCACAGATACCTTGTGGGTTCTGGTTTACTAGATCAAACAGTTAGTGTAGAAGAGTACATGCAACAATTGGTAGTAGGTAAGAAATTGTTCGATGCTACAGGGTTAACTGTAGAGCAGGGTACTGGTTCTTCTGGAGGTGAAGGTGAAGGTAACGGTATTCCTGTAGGTAAAAAAGCTAAAACTGGTGCTGGACCCAAAGTTGGGGACGGACCAAAAGTTGGGGATAATACTAAGTAAAATCCCTATTGTGCAATATTGCACTAAATGAGACTCTGTGAGTCTTACATGCTGGAGGCATACCAATGTTCGAGTTTATTGAAGACGAAGCGGTTAGAGCAAAAGCAGTAGAAGCGTATGATGTACAACTTAAAGAAGTCACTGATGGGGTTCAAGGGAAGATTGATGAAGCTATCACTGGACTGCAGAATAAAAATCAAGAACTTCTTGGTGAAAAGAAGACAATTCAAGAAAAGTTAGCAACATTCGCTAATATCGATGATCCTGAAAAAGCTTTGGAAGCATTGAAGTTTATCAATGAGAATGAAGATGCTCAATTGATTAAGGACGGTAGGGTGAGTGAGCTTATTGAAAAACGTACTTCTACTATGCGTATTGACCACGACACCGCAATTAAAGATTTAGCGGATAAGTTAGAAGAAGCTTCTGGCGGACAAGTTAAGTATAAAGGGCTGTACGAAACTAAAGTAATGGATGATGCATTGCGGGCTGTTTCTATGCAAGCTGGTGTACGGCAGGAAGCTGTAGTTGATATTTTGTTACGTGCTAAAGATTTATTTACTTTAGACAGCAAAGGGGTGGTTGAGGCTAGAGATTCAGGTGGGAATTTACGTAAAAATGATGATGGTAATGTTATGACTCCAGCCGTATGGCTTGAGGATTTAAAAGCATCTTCTCCACATTTCTGGCCTCCCTCAGAAGGTTCTGGTGCTACTGGTGCGCATATAACCATAGATGCTGATACTACTGCAAAATTAGCTGATTTAGCTAAGAAAGGCGATATGAATGGATATCGTAAATTAAGAAAAGCCATGAATGGCTAATTGTTAATTGTTAATTGTTAATTGTAATTAACAGAGGAGATTTAAGATGGGAACTAAAACGTTTACTTTTGATGTACGTGGATACAAAGAAAAGAAGGAAAGTTTTTATTGACTTTCCTTCTTTTAGCATATAACATAAAAGTGACAATCCCGTAAAAGAGTCCAGAGGACTCAATAAGGTCAGAGGCCATTGGGAAAAACACAAAGAAGATAAGATTTAATCGGCCACATTGAAACTTTGATTAGATTTATATTAATAATGTTACAAAATTCTTTGGAGGAATTTAACAATGGCTAATATTTGGGAACACCCCTCAATAATTGCTCAGGAAGCATTGACCCACCTTGAAGACGCCCTAGTCGTCACCAAGATGTGTGCAATGGATAAAACTTCCGAGTTTACGAGCAAGGCAAACGGCTGGAAGAAAGGTGAAACTGTTTCTTTCCGTACACACGGTGATTACGTGGCTGAAGACTTTTCTGGAAGTATTAATATCCAGGATATTCAGACCTCAAGCCGTCCGATGACTATCGAAAAACATCTCGATATTTCTGTAGAAGTTACTTCGCGTGAAGAAGTTCTTGATCTGGATTCTTTCAGTGATCAAGTAATTCGTCCTGCTGCTTATCGTCTTGCTGAAATGACTGAAACTTATGTCGCAAGTAAGATTATTCAAGGTGCTGGCTTGTATCTCAGTGCTGATCTTTTCGCTAATGCTGCTGATATTGCACTTGCCCGTAAAGCTGCTACTGTCCAGCAGTTAAGTACTTCACGTTACTGCCTCGTTGACCTTGAGACTGAAGCTAAATTGCTCGGTCAGACTTGGTTTAATCAGAGTCAAACCCGTGGTTCTGCTGGCGAACGTACTTTGAATACTGGTGAAATGGGTCACTTAATGGGTATGGATTGGTAT